CTTGGGAAAGCAATGAGGAAGGCTGTTTAGACAAAGTTATGGCAGATTTTGCAAATCAAAAAGAAACGGTAAGTACTGAAGACACACTAACGGAGGAATAAGAATGTCAGTAGATTTAGCTAAGGAAATTTGGACCGAACTCAAGCGGTATGTTAACACAGTAGATCGTGCGGATGCCGCAGAGACTTTGGTATCAGTGTTGATTGATAATGATGTAGACGCAGATGATATCAAAACTGCATTTAAAACCGACGCAGATGTCAAGGCCGCACTAGCTCATTATATCAAAGATCATCAGGACGAAGCAGATGATGACGAAGATGACGAAGACTATAATGGCTACGACATGGACGACGAGGACGAGGACTATTAACATGATAACCGATGGCGCTGGTCGAGTTGACGGAGTATTTTCTCAAGAAGAACTTGCTAAAGTAGTAAAATATATGTCAAAAATGACCAAGCATTATACCTGTGATACTGGTAATTCATTTTCAGGCATTTCTCAAGACCATATGATGTATCCATGGTTTTGTGAACATATCTTTAATCGTATAAAAGAATTAACGCCGGTTGATGTTCAATTGCTTTTTGGAAGTTATTTGTATGAAACTGCTCCCTTCAAGTTACACAGTGATTACTATCATAGTTCTAAAGGTAAACCTTATATGGCTTTCTTGATACCCATATCAGTTGATGACGACATGACTCAAACAGAAAGAGTAAACACAGTTATTTTCAATGAGGAAGACACTTATGTGGATAATGATGCCGAACATAAATCTTACTCCCCAGAGTTATGGCACAAAAACAGAACCTTTAAAGAAAATAATGCCGTTGGTCATGAGCTGTTAGGGCATTTACCCAAAGAAGATCTAGAATGCTTGACTATTCAAACTGTGGCCAACTGGCGTCTTGGTAGTGTAATTTACTGGGATGAACGATATCTTCATTCTAGTGATAACTTTGTTCAAAATGGTGTAACTTCAAAACAAGCATTGGTAATTCATACGTATGTGGTATAGTAAAGTTACTGCAGATTTAAGCGCAATTCCAGATTTTATTGCTCACTACGAGAAAGAATTGGAAGATGCTCGTCGCGACTGTAGGGTAGGTGGTGTTGTTGAAAAAAACATCACCAACTTACCTGGAATCACCGAACATAGGTTTAATCAGCTTCAGGAAATTGAAGCTGTATTAAATTTCCTTAATATTCAACTTAGAAAAATTCGTCGTAAGCATTTCCAAAAGTATCTAGAAGGCTACGCTCGTGCCTTGACCAGCCGCGATGCTGAAAAATACGTAGATGGCGAAGATGAAGTGATTGATTTTGAAACTTTAATTAATGAAGTAGCGTTGCTGCGTAATAAATTTTTAGGTATAATGAAAGCCATGGAATCTAAAAACTTTATGTTAGGGCACATCGTTCGTTTGAGAGCTGCTGGCATGGAAGATATAAGTGTATAATGTTTAAAAACGCAGAAGAAGCTCACAAACACAGTTTAACAACTCTTAAACAACTATACGAATACGACGACTTTATGGCGTCTATTAAGACAGTGGTTGATCTAGGTTGCGGTCCAGCAGGTTTAGATCTTGAATGGTGGGCTACAGCTACCATGCGAGATGATCGCGCCACTCCCTTGGGTATCCAATGCCACGGAGTTGATACTATTCAAACTACAGCTACCGCTCGCAAATACAATAATATTCAATTCCACTGTCAGGATTTTGAAGGCGCCATAGACACTCCTCTTGAAAAATATGATATCTTATGGTGCCACGATGCCTTCCAATATGCTGTAAATCCAATTCAAACTCTAATCAACTGGAGATCAATTTCTAGTAAAGGTGCGATGTTATATATTGCTGTGCCTCAAACTACCAACATACACCTGAAAGATTTAGATTTTACACAACATGATGGCTGTTATTACCACCACACCATGGTAAGCCTGATCCATATGTTGGCCTTAACAGGTTGGGATTGTCGTAGTGGATTTTTTAAAAAAACTCCTACGGATCCATGGCTCCATGCGGTAGTGTATAAAAGCGATCAAGAGCCCAGAGACCCAAAAACTACCCGCTGGTACGATTTAGTTGATGCGGGATTACTTCCGGATACCGCAGATAAAAGTATCCAAAAAAAGGGCTTTTTGGACCAGCGTGATCTGGTACTACCTTGGTTAGATAAAAACTTAATTTGGCTAGGACAACAGTAAGTTAGCAACTACTAACTACCCAAAAATGCCCGTTTTTAGGGCATTTTTTCTGGCGGTTGACCATTAAATCCTACTTTGCTATACTAGCTATAGTTTAATAAAAGTAGGAGCTAAAAATGAAATTTGAAATTGGTACAAAAATTATCTGGAAATGTGCTGCTGGCGAGTTAACTGGTACAATTAAAAACATTGTATTAAGCCCAAATGCCGCAGATCAAATTATTCCTTGGATCATTGTTAAGGATATAGTGAATATACATACAGGTAAACAGCATAGTAATACTCAATTATGTGCTAGCCATTCAGGATTGCTACAGTTAAAAATTACAGCGGTTGACGAAGAATTCGCTTAATTGTATAATCATTACATAAACTTAAAAAGGAGCTAAGATGTCAACAATCTTAATTAAAAATGGTTCGTATCGCGGTACTCAAGTCAGCGGTATGATTTTTGAACTTGTAAAAGGTTTTCAAACAGGAGCCAAAGGGGGCTATGTGACTGTAAAAGCAGATGGCTATTTTGGCCCAGATTTACCAGATGTGGTTCGCGTCAACGTACCTTCCATTGAAGATATTGAATTTGTAACTGGCGAGACTACGATCCAACCTAAGGTGGAGGTGGTTGCCCAAGAAACCGACGAAGAGGTTATGAATCGTATCGAAGAAAGATTTGAGATTTTACATCAAATGACCCGTGCCACAATCTCAGGCGACGTTCGTGCTATGATTGTAGTTGGGCCTCCTGGTGTAGGTAAGAGTTATGGTGTAGAATTTGAACTTGAAAAATCTGGCCTGTTTGACAAAATTTCAGGCAAAAAAATCAAGTACGAAGTAGTCAAAGGTGCCATGACTCCAATTGGCTTATACTGTACTCTATATCGTCACTCAGATGCCAACAACGTCCTAGTGTTTGATGACTGTGACTCGGTATTCCAAGACGAGTTGGCACTCAACATTCTTAAGGCCGCATTGGACTCAGGTAAGAAACGTAAGATCCACTGGAACTCAGACAGCGCAATGTTGCGCCGTGAAGGTGTACCTGATATGTTTGATTTTAAAGGTGGAGCAATCTTTATTACCAATTTGAAGTTTGATAACATCAAAAGCAAAAAGATGCAAGACCATTTAGAAGCATTACAATCACGTTGCCACTTTTTGGATTTGACCTTAGACACAATGCGTGATAAGTTTTTGCGCATCAAGCAGATTTTCCGACAAGGACAACTGTTCAATGACTATGATTTTACACCAGAACAAGGTGATGAGATCCTAGCATTTATGGATGCTAATCAAAATCGTCTGCGTGAGATGAGTTTGCGCATGGCACTGAAACTAGCAGACTTAACCAAAGTATCTAAAGATAATTGGAAGGCATTGGCTGTTTCGACTTGTATGAAAAATTCCTAAGGGGATTTAAAAAGGTTAAATAGTAACAGTAGCTCCTGGGTAGTGCAAACTACCCACTTTATACAGGCACTTAGGTGCCTGTTTTTTTGACGCTTTTTATATAAGTATGTTATAATATCCATATAGAAGAAATTAAAATCCAATAATGTTTGACAATATAAAAGCCACCGATGTTGACATCGTAATAACCAGTGTTCCTTGGACTGGTACTACCATTCCATTGATGGCTCCGAGTATACTAAAAAATATTGCAATAGAATCAGGATTTACGGCTGTTGGATTGGATCTAAATGCAACTGTGCTAGAGTGGTCAAAAAAACATCCTTACAAAAATAAGGTATTAGATTTTTTTCATAACGAAACATACCATCCTGAAATTACTGATGACCTATTTAATTTATACCAACAATTTGTAGACAAACTGCTAGAACACAATCCTAAAATTATTGGCCTGTGTTTGTTTTCTTACATAAGTCAATCAAGTGCCAAATATATTTGTTATTTTATAAGAAAACTTGCCCCAGAAATACGTATAGTAATCGGCGGCGCCGGATGTTTTGATACACTGGCAGGAAGTACTTCAACCTTTGCTGAAAATTTGCTGTCGGCTGGATTAATAGATTTCTTCATACGCGGCGATGGTGAAAACGCATTTAAGGAATTTCTCAAAGGAAATTATTCTTTTCCTGGTATCAATTCTCTTAGCTGGAAAGAACTTACCAAAGAAGATCTGGAAGGATTTTCCTATCCAAATTTTGATGATTACGATTTTAGTCTGTATGAACTAGATGCCATACCTATTATTGGCAGCAGAGGATGTGTGCGACAATGTAAATTTTGTGACTATATCGAGCATTGGAAAAAATTTGAATGGCGCTCTGGACAAAATATCTTTGATGAAATGCTACATCAAAATCAAAAATACGGAATACGAACTTTTAAATTTCAAGACAGTTTGATCAACGGCAATCTTAAAGAATACAAAACATTAATCAAATTGTTGGCAGAACACAACCAAAAAAATCCAGACAACGCATTTAGCTGGTCTAGTTTTTTTATTTTTAGATCAAAAGAAACGTTTGGTGAAGAGTGGTGGAGGCTGACTGCTCTAAGCGGAGCTCAGTGGCTCAATGTAGGAATTGAAAGCCTGTCCGAACCAATAAGATATCACATGGGAAAACATTTTACCAATGACGATATTGATTTCAGTTTAGAAATGGCTAGAAAGTATAATTTAAAATTTATTTGGCTCCTAATAGTAGGTTATGTTACCGAGGTAGAAGCCGACATAGAATTTGCGGCACAATGGTTCAGGGATCATGTTGCTTACAAAGATTTAATGAAAGTTCAACTTGGCGGAACATTGGGAATATTCCCCAACACTTGGCTGGATAGAAACAAAGAACAAATAAATGTAATATTGTTCGGACCACCCTACCAAAAATGGAATAACACCGCTACCGGCAGTACACCAGAAATTAGATATCAATGGAACCAGTATCTATTCGGTATCTGCAAAGAGCTAGGGTATGATCTATTAGATGATATTGACAATCACTATGTCTTAGAAATGATGATGAATGAAAAAGTTTAACCAAAGTTTGTTAGAGCTTCATTTAAAATTTACAGCAGTCAACGGCGAGTTTATGGATTTATCGATCACTCATGACGGCAAAGAAACAAAGGTTGTTCCAGAAGAAAATAAAATTATACAGATAAACATAACATTTCCTACCGAAGTAATATTAACAACATCCAATAAAAATATGGACAAGGATACTTTGATAGATGAAAATGGCAAAATACTACTAGACAAACATATTGTATTAACCAAGTTAATTGTTGACCGCGTAGAAGTTCCAGATTTTTGCCTGGTTAGATTGCCAGTATCATCATCTGGCACCAGGAACTCGTATTTTGGATTCAATGATCAATTCCGATTAAGTTTCATGGAAAAAAACTCCTTTTATTGGTTACTTGCAACTAAAAGCGCCAGTTGACATTTGTTGTAAGTTGTGTTACACTGATAAGGTACATGAGAACAGCAACAATCATAATCAAAGACGAAGTAAACATCAAGATAGAGGGGCTTGAGTTAGACGCACGGAAGAAGCTGGTTAATACATTCAAATATGAAATTCCAGGCGCCCGTTACCAACCAGCTGTACGACTTGGACGATGGGATGGTAAGGTAGCATACTTTCAACTAGGAGGTTCAACCTACACTAACTTGTTACCTGAAATTGTTCCAATACTGGAAAATTTTAACTACGATATCGAACTGGACGACCAGCGTACATACTCTACTACTGTCAGTTTTGAGCGGGTCAACGAAGATACATTTAGTCATATCAACTGGAGTAAAGGCCATCCTATGGAAGGAGAACCTATACGTCTACGTGATTATCAAGTAGAGATTATAAACAATTTCCTTGAAAATCCGCAAAGCATACAAGAGATTGCCACCGGCGCAGGCAAGACAATTATGACAGCCGCATTGAGTCAACGTTGCGAACACCTAGGGCGCACTATTGTAATTGTGCCTAATAAATCTTTAGTCACGCAAACGGAAAAAGACTATCGCGGGCTAGGATTAGACGTAGGAGTTTACTTTGGTGATCGCAAAGAATTTGGTAAACAGCATACTATCTGTACTTGGCAAAGCCTAAACATCCTAATGAAAAATACCAAGTCGGGCGATACAGATGTTACTATTCAGGACTTTATTGAAGACGTAGTCTGCGTCATGGTTGATGAAGTACACATGGCCAAGGCCGACGCACTCAAGACACTACTTACTACTGTATTTGCTCGTGTACCAATCCGCTGGGGCCTTACCGGAACTGTACCCAAAGAGCCTTATGAATTTCAAGCTCTTAAGTGTAGTCTAGGCCCTGTTATTAATCAATTATCCGCATCAGAATTACAAGACAAGGGTGTACTAGCACAATGTCACGTTAACGTGGTACAACTGGTCGATCATGCAGAATTTACAAACTATCAATCAGAACTTAAATTCTTGCTAGAAGATCCAGATAGATTAGATACTATTGCGGCACTTGTAGAAAAAGTTAAGGCAACAGGCAATACTCTTGTATTGGTAGACCGAGTAGCAGCAGGACACGCTCTAGTAGAACGACTGGGCGACCGTGCTGTGTTTGTGTCAGGCGCAACAAAAGGAACCAAAAGAGATGAAGAATACGCAGAAGTTGCTGATGTGGACGATAAAATTATTGTGGCCACTTATGGTGTTGCCGCTGTTGGCATTAACATACCTCGTATCTTTAATCTTGTTCTTGTGGAGCCTGGCAAAAGTTTTGTCCGGGTCATACAGTCAATTGGAAGAGGAATACGCAAGGCAGAAGACAAAGATCACGTGGAAATCTGG